GGTGCCATACGACCTCTGGGCCCAGCAGGGGTGGATCGAGGCAACGGACGGGAACGTCATCGATCACGACTGGATCCGGAAGAAGATCCGGGACGTCCTCAAGGAGAGGTTCCCGCTGCTTCAGGTCGTGGGGTACGACCCCTGGAACGCGACCAAGTGGGCCATCGATCTGGAGTCCGACGGGGTCCCCGTGATGGAAGTCCGGCAGGGGTTCAAGACCATGTCGCCGGCCACGAAGGAGCTCGAGCGCCTCGTCCTTTCGGGAAAACTCCGGCACGACGGGAACCCGGTCCTGCAGTGGTGCGTTTCGAACGTCGTTTTGGCCGAAGATCCGGCGGAGAATATCAAGCCCGAGAAGAAAAAGAGCTCGGAACGCATCGACGGCGCCGTTGCCGCCATCATCGCCGTGCATTGCATGGCCCAGGCGCGGGAGCAGGAACCGAGCGTCTATGAGCAACGCGGCCTGAGAACACTTTAAAAGAAACGGCCAGCCCGCTTTTGGCGGGCGGTTTCGTGCCTGCGTGAAGGAGGTGGGGCGATGGGGATCTGGCACGCGGTGAAACGGGCCTTCCTGGGGAACCTGAGGATCGCACGGGATCCCAGGACTCTTGAGGACGTGATTCGGGAAACGTTCGGTGGTGGAGAGACCGAAAGCGGGGAATACGTGAGCGACGAGCGGGCCATGCGGTGTGCGGCCGTCTATGCCTGCGTGAGGGTCCTGGCGGAATCCGTCGCCCAGCTGCCGCTCATGCTGTACCGCTCTCGCGAGGACGGCGGGAAAGATCGCCTGGTGGACCATCCCCTGTACCGGTTGCTGCATTACCAGCCCAATCTGTGGCAAACGAGCTTCGAGTTCCGGGAATATGCCATGGCGGCGCTGCTGCTGAGGGGGAATTTCTATGCCCTCAAGAACATGACCGGTCCGCCGGAAAGACAGAAGATCGTCGAACTCCTGCCGGTCCATCCGGCCTACGTGTCGACGGAACAGGATGAACGCTGGCGGCTCCGCTACACCATCCGGTTCCCCGGCAAGGGGCCCCGGGAAGTTCCCGAGGGAAACATCCTGCATGTCCGGGGCCTCTCCATGGACGGCGTGACGGGGCTGTCGCCGATCTCCTACATGCGCGAATCCATCGGTCTTTCCATCGCCGCCGAAAAGCACGGCGCCCGGGTATTCAAGAACGGCGCCCGGCCGGGCGGCGTCCTGACGACGCCCAAGACCCTGTCGGACGAGGCCTTCAAGCGTCTCAAGGAAGAGTGGCAGGAGGCCTTCTCCGGGCGGAACGTCCACCGCACGGCTATTCTCGAGGAAGGAACCAAGTGGGAAAAGATGGGCATGACGAACGAAGACGCCCAATATCTGGAGACGCGCAAATTTCAGCGGTCCGAGATCGCGGGCATCTTCAGGGTGCCGGCGCACCTGATCAATGACCTGGAGAAAGCCACATTCAGCAACATCGAACACCAGTCTCAAAGCTTCGTCAGCTACAGTCTCACGCCGTGGCTGGTTCGTTTCGAACAGGTCTTCTGGCGGGACCTGCTGACCGAGCAGGAAAAGCGGGACGGCCTTTACGTCAAGTTCAACGTCGACGGGCTGCTCCGGGGCGATGCGAAAAGCCGGGCTGAAGCGCTCAAGATCCAGCGCGAATGGGGAATCATCAACGCCAATGAGTGGCGGGCCCTGGAGGAAATGAACCCTCGCGATGGCGGGGACGTATATCTGACGCCGATGAACATGCGGCGGGATGGGGAGGACCCGGAAGATGCTGGGCAAAGGGAAACGGGCGGACGCACTCAGGCGCCACCTCGGCCGACTCGCCCTTCGTGAGGAGGCCGGAGCCGGCGGGAAATTGTGGTACCGGATCGAGAGCAAGAGCTCCGAAGAAGCGGAGATCTACCTCTACGACGAAATCTCTGTCTGGGGAGTGAGCGCCGAAGGGTTCGTTCGGGACCTGAAGGCTCTCGACGTTTCGACGATCCGACTCAGGATCAACTCACCTGGCGGCGATGCCTTCGACGGAAACGCCATGTACAACGCACTCAGGGACCATCCCGCGAAAATCATCGTCCACATCGACGGACTCGCGGCTTCCATGGCGTCTGAGATCGCCATGGCGGGCGATGAGGTCCACATGGCGGAAAACGCCTTCTTCATGATCCACAATCCCTGGGTGGTCCTCATGGGGGATTCCAGAGATCTCCGCAAGGCGGCGGACCTGCTGGACAAGATCGGCAAGAACATGGTGACGGCCTACGAGAGAAAGACCGGAAAAAGCCGGGCGATGATCCAGGAATGGCTCGACGAGGAAACCTGGTTCGACGCCCAGGAGGCCCAAACGGCCGGGTTTGTCGACGTCGTCGAGAGCGAGGGCGATGTCGGCGCCCTGTGGGACCCGGAGGTGTACGGATTCGTGAACGCTCCGGCTGCGTTGAAGCGACAACTTCCGGCCGGGGAAATGACGGAGCGTGAGTTCGAAGGATTCCTGCGGGATGCAGGATTTTCTAAAACCCAGGCGGCCGCCATCACCGGCCGCGGATTCCGTTCTTTGCGTCGGGGGGACCCCGAGGCGAGTGCGGTGGAGGAACTGCTTGCGAACAACATCAGGATCTGGAAGGAGTGACGGCACATGGACTGGGAGAAAATCAAGGCCCTGATCGAGGAACAGGGAAAGGCGTTTCATGCCTTCAAGGAGGCCAACGAGGAACGGATCAAGACGCTCGAAAAGGGTGCGACGGGCGTCGCGGAACTCACGGAGAAGATCGAGAGGATCAACAACGAACTCGACAAACTCGAGGAAGTACGGGCCCAGATCGAGCGGGTCGAAGCCATCGCGAACCGGCCCGACGGCGCCGGAGCCATAACGGCCCTCGAAAAGGCGGCTCGGGAACACCGCAAGGCCTTCGGGCAGTTCATGCGAAAGGGCGTCGAAGCCGGACTGAAGGACCTCGAGGTCCAGGCGGCCCTTTCCACGGGCAGCGACGCCGACGGCGGCTATGCCGTGCCCGAAGAACTGGACAGGCAGATCATCTCGCTGCTCCAGGAGGGTTACGTCATGCGGCGTCTCGCGACGGTCATCACCGTGGGGAGTGCCGAGTACAAGAAACTGGTCAATCTTCACGGCGCCGGATCTGGCTGGGTCGGGGAGACGGACGCGCGACCCGAAACCAATACGCCCCAGCTCGCGCAGCTCACGCCTTTCATGGGCGAGCTCTACGCCTTTCCCCAGGCGACGCAGACCATGCTCGACGACGCCTTTTTCAATGTCGAGAGCTGGCTGACGAACGAGCTGGCGACGGAATTCGCGCAGCAGGAGGGGGCGTCCTTCGTCTCCGGGAACGGCACGAAGAAGCCGAAAGGGTTTCTGGCCTATCCCACGGCGACGACCGAGGACGGCACCAGGGATTTCGGCACGCTGCAGTACCGTGAATCGGCCGCCGTCGGAGAAATCGGATTCGACGACATCATCGACCTGGAATATGACCTCAAGGAAGGACACCTGGGGGGCGCGGTCTTCCTGACGAAACGTTCCACCGTCAGGGTCCTGCGGAAGATCAAGGACAACGACGACCATTATCTCTGGCAGCCTTCCCTGCAGGCCGGTCAGCCCTCGACGCTCAACGGCTACCCGCTCTGGACGGACCCCGGCATGCCTGCGGTGGCCAGTGGGGCGCTGGCGGTAGCCTTCGGGAACTTCAAGAAGGGCTACGTCATCGTCGACCGGATGGGGACGAGAGTTCTCAGGGACCCGTTCACCAACAAACCCTATGTCGGTTTCTACGTCACCAAGCGGGTCGGCGGCTTCGTGGCCGATTCGGAGGCCATCAAGCTCCTGATGGTCAACGACGGCGTCTAGGGGTGAACTGACGGTCAGACGAGGGAGGGGTTTTGGCCCCTCCCTGTTTCTTGAGGAGGTGCTGCATTGAAAGTGACGGTGAAGAAATCCTTCGCATTTTCGGACAACGGGTATGAAGTGAAGATCATCCGAGAGGGGAAGCAGGAACTTCCCGAACGGCTCGGGAAGCACGCCCTTCTGATGGGGTATGCCGACGACCCGAACGCAACGGGTGAAAAGGGAGGAGAGCCGGATGCTTCTGAAAAGTCCGCGGGTCGTAACTCCTCCGGCAAGCGAGCCGGTAAGTCTCAGTGAGGCCAAAGGTCACGTCAGGGTCGAAATCACCGATGACGACGCGTATATCGGGGACCTTCTCGTCGCCGCCAGGGAATGGGGCGAAAACTACCAGGGAAGATCCTGGATCAGCCGGACGCTGGCGCTGACCCTGGACGAATTCCCGACGCCGCCCTTTCGGTTGCCCATGGGGCCGGTCCAGTCGGTGGAATCGGTCAAATACACCGGGAGCGACGGCGTCGAGGCGACTGTGGATCCCGCTCTTTACTACCTGGACGACGCCGGCAGGTTGTGCCTGGCGTATGGGGCGAGCTGGCCTTCGGTGACGCTCCGTCCCTATGGCGGAGTGGCGGTGACCTACGTTGCCGGCTACGGTGCGGACGCGGAGAGCGTGCCGCGACGGTTCAAACAGGCGGTGCTGCTACTGGTGGGCCACTGGTACGAACATCGGGAAGAGGTCGTGACGGGGACCATCGTGAGCCGTGTGCCTGTGGCGGCGGTCGACCTGCTGAGCCAGGACAGGGTGGTGCCGGTATGAGGATCGGCGAGCTCCGGGAGCGGGTGACCATCCGCCGGGAAAGCAAAACGCGCGATGCGATCGGCGGGAATGCCGTGACCGAAGCGACTGTCATGACGGCATGGGCGAAGGTGGAGGTGCCGAAATCGACGGACGGGGTTCTCGCCATGTCCGATACGGAGGTCCGTACCCACGAGGTGACGCTCAGATATTCCGACGTCCCGCAATTGGGCGACATCGTCGTCTGGCGCGGCTGGCGCCTCAGGGTCAAAAACGTCAGGCCCGAGCTCCCCCGGTGGTGTGTCCTGGAGTGTGTCTCCGATGGCCGGTCCTAGGGCGACGCTCAGCTGGGAACTCATCGGTCTTGACGAGGAGATGAAACGGCTCCGCGAAATGGGAGCCGAGCTCGAGCAGGAAGTCTACAAGGTCCTGGGCGAACATGGCAAGAAGATACGGGAAGGCGCGAAATCAAGGGTTCCCGTATCTTCGGGGCGCCTTCAGAGATCGCTCAAGATGACCCGGTCACGACGCAAGATGTACGCCAAGATCTATTCGAAGGAGACCGCCGACTGCTACCACGCGCCCTTCATCGAGTACGGCACGAAACACAGCGAGGCGCGGCCCTTTCTGGGCCCTGCGGCACGTGAGGATGAACCGGACTTCGTGGCGGACATCGAGCGGATCGTGGAGGAGATGATCCGGAAATGACGAGGACCATGGACTTTCTGTCGGCCCTCGACGAAGCGCTCCTGGCAGATGCCTCGTTGAATTCCGCCCTGCAGGGGATCTATGACGACGTTCCCGACTCGGCGGCTTCGCCTTACGTGGTCTACGGGGCGGATCAGGAAACGGAAGGCCGTCTCATGGACCGGACGGAACGCACCCTGTACCTGGCGCTGCACATCTGGAGCGATTACGCGGGCTGGAAGGAGGTCCTGGAAATCCGGGATCTCCTTGTTTCCGTCATCGGAGACGGGATCGGCGTGGGGGAGAAATTCTGCTGGATGCTTTTCGAAAATTTCGAGACCGTCAGGGATCCGTCGGGGTGGCGACACGGGATCCTGACGTACCGGATCTATCTGGATGAAGAGTGAGGTGACCTGTTGTGAGCAAGGGTTTGGCAAAAGAAGCGCTCGTCATGGTGGACGTTTCGAGCACGGCGACGGTCGTCGGCGAGCCGAGGAGCTTCAACGTGGACGTGGGTTCCGGAATGGTGGATATGACCGCCATGGACGACGACTGGGAAGAGGTCCTTCCTGGAACGAAGCGGTGGAGTCTTTCCATGGAGGCCTTTTACGATCCCGAAGACGATGCGCAGGCGGAGATCGAGTCGGCCATGTTCGGCCAGTCTCTCGTGGGAGTCACCTTTCGGCCCCAGGGGACGGATTCCGGAAAGAAGGAATACACCGGTAACGCCTACATCGAACGGTGGGCGCCCGCCGGCGCGAAGGACGACTCCGTGGGCGTGACGCTGGAACTCCGGGGGACCGGGGCTTTGACGCCGGCGGACCAGGTCTAGGCGGTGAGGACTGATGGGACGAAAACAGGCTGACACGGGAATTCCCGTCATCGAACTCAACGGCGAGCGCTTCGAGGTGAAATACGGGATCCTGGCGACCCGGTCCATCGAACGGGAACTCGGAAAACCCATCAACGTGGTTTTGGAGGAATTCGACGCCGGCAACCTCAACATCACGGCGTTGACCACCATTATCTGGGCCGGTCTCCTGCACGCGAGGCGGAAGCTGACTCCGGAGCTGGTGAGCATCTGGCTCGAAGCGGAGGATGTGGACTTCAGGGAGGTCGCCAAAACCTGCTGCACCGAACTCGGCGCCTCGATGCGCCGCCTGCTGCGGCTGGACGAATCCGGGGACGACGGAGAGAACGAAGCAAAAAACTGATCGGTGAGGACCGGGAGACCGCCTGGCAGGATCTTTTCTGGTTCGCTCTCGGTCCTCTGGGGTACCGGCGAGAGGACCTCTGGCACGTGACGTACGGGGAACTCCTGGACCATATCGCGGCCCACGGCTACAGGGAATATCTCGAAACCAGGAAACGGGCGCAGTTGGCCT